GGGTTCCTGCCTGTAGGCGAGAGACCACTCCGATTCCAGCCGGGCTACGTGGATCTGTGAATAGTCCAGGCCCTTGTTAACTACCTGCTGGGCCAGGGATGCTATAGTTTCTTTGTAATCCATGAATATCACCTCAAGTAATGGCGTAGTAGAACGGGCCGATCAGGCGCACAGTCGCGGGAAGGCCAGCGGCTGCGGCGACTTCGCACTGCCCAACGATAACGTCTCCGGCAGTGGGCGTTGCGACGTCACCGACCCCACCAGTTCCGACTTTCACCAGGTCACCTACTGCCAGACCACTGGATCCAGTCTTGACGAGGGCTTTACCTCTCCATTGGACCAGAGCGGTGATTGAGAAGTTGGTAGAGGTTGCCGTCTCGGTGGGCCGATTGCAGAGCACACCCACCGGGAGGCCGCTTGACCAAGCCTTGACCGTCCTGGCTCGGGTGGTGTCCAACTCGACGAAACAGTACTCCAGAGCAGACATGTCACCGTCCGGATTGTAGGAGCTAATGTCTCCTGGTAGAGCTTCCCTGAAGGGGGCCGTCATGTCAGTCACTTCAGATCACCCCCATCTGGGCGCGCACAGTACCTGCCCTCTCCTCAGCCAACACGGACTTAGCCAGAGCGCCATTCTCGCGGGTGGCTGCGGCTACCGCCAGAGCGTGGCGAACCTTTGGATCTGTGGGGCCGCTACCGGACTTCTGGATTAGGCTCTCGTGCTTGGTTACCAGGGCTTCGAACTCGGCCATGGAGGTCCCAGGTGCGGGCCTGTCGCTACCCATCGGATGATAGAGCAGCTTGCCTGCCTCGGCCTTCATGGCGCTGGCGGACTTCAGAGTCTTGAGGATGGTCTTGCGGGCCTCGGTCGGCAGAGCCTCCAGGCTCTTCAGGATCTCAGCACCCTCTTCAGGAGTCCCCAGGCCGGAGAAATCGGACTTGGCTATCTGCTCATACTCCTTCTTGCGGAGGATAGAGCGCAGCTCCTCGTTCTCCTTGCGGATCGGTTCGACTGCTTTCTGGACGATATCCAGCAGCTCAGCCTTGCTGACCAGAGCCCTTGCTCCGGCCTTGTCAGCCCTAGCGGGCTTGGTCTTTGTCATCGGTACACTTCCATTAGCTGATTTATATAATAAGAAACGCTTCCCATTAGCGGCTTTACCGACTAACGAGACTTCGTCTAGTTCGAGATCAGTCAACTCATTTGGCAATAGAATCACCTCAGATCATTAAGAAAAGATTTCAGAAGGGGGTGCGTGTGCCGGTTCCCGCAATCGAGAAACCTGTTATGTCGCCCTTCTTCACTGCCTGCCAGAGATCGTTATCATGGATCTTTACGGCCATCACCCAGCTTCCGGACTTGACCACCTGGCCGTTGCACTTGAAGTCGGTTGGAGCGATGTAGCTCTCGATGATGGAAGCTTTGGCCACGCCAGAATGCTCTTTGCCTATCCTCTGGCTGGTCTGCATGAACTTGTGGCAGGCCTTCCGGATCTCGGATTCGCTCAGGATGTCACCCTGCAGGTCCTCAACTCCGGGTTCTGAGACGACTCCATAGACGATCTGCTGATCTCTAGCGGTCTTGATGATAGGCACCCGGTAGGACTTCATGACCTTGCTTACTTCGTCCTCGTCTTCCTCTTCATCGTCGTCTTCCTTCAGGAACTCGGGGAGGTCTTCATCTTCGTCCTCTTCGTCGTCCTCTTTGTCTAAGGACTCCTCTCCGGGCTCGGCCTCTGCCTCATGCTCTGCCAGGACTTCCCTGATGTCGTCTATGAGATCGCTGGCATCATCGCCGGAGATCTCCTCCTCTTCATCGGGGAAGATGTCATCCTCTTTGTCGAGGGGCTCCTCTTCCTCTTCGGAGAGGGTTTCGGGCTCTTCCTCGACGGCTGCCTCTTCCTCCGGGCCTTCCTCGCCCTCGCCGTGCTCCTGCATCCACTGTTCCAGAGCGGCCTGATGCTTCTGCTCGTCGGTCTGGATGGCTTGCAGGATCTCTTTGAGCTGCGGGTCCTGGACCGCATCAAGGGCCTGGCGATATGCCTCCATGCCCCCTGATTCGTCCTCTAGTCTTTCGCGGACGAAATCGAGATCAGAGCTTCCTTTTTCCATCTCTGTATCTTCATCGTCTTCTCGAAATATTTCTTTTTCATCTGACATAATCTTGCCTCCTAGTCGGGGGACATGGACGTCTTGGTAGTCCAGAGATTTCGATAATATTGATACTGTGCTCATACGAGCCACCAGACCTTTGTGGGGTCTATTTTGGATTGGGTCATTGGGATGCACCGAATAAAATAGTGATAATCCGTGTTAGGGTGAAACGTTTATTCTTGGAAGATCTTATCTAGCACCTTCGCTCTATTGGGGTGCTTTTTGCTAAACGCCTCTTTGTCCTGGTGATATATTGCTACAGCCTCTGCGAAGTCCTCCGCCTTGCCGTTCCTGCCGTTGATGCCGTCAAGCTTCATCGCACCCTCTGAGTAAGACGTGACGTGGTTTCCATCGGCGGCTATTGCGTCTTTGTATTCTTCGGTTGCAGATATTCGCTTATTCCCCTGATCGAACAGATGTGCCGCCTCGTGGTTGAATATGTAGGGCAATTCCTCTTCCGTCTCCTTGGCGTCGTACTTTTCTTGATCTCCAAAGAGAATGATGGTTGAGCCTTCCGCCTGGGCTCTGGCAGTCATATCCACCTCTGCATAGGGATTGATTTGAATTGCTTCGATATACTCCCTGAGCTTCGGGGGCACTGAATTAATAGCCCGCTCTATAGCATCGTCACCGATGCGATTCATGCCGCGTAGATCTGGGTCAGCTGGCGCATACATTTGAACACCGTTATGGAAATATGTTATTGCGGGGGCTTCCTCGGAGGTCTGCTCATCGTCCCCATACCAGTAAGGATAAGAATCGATCTCAGCAGGGTCGTCTTTTGTGGGGACATCTCCACCACTATTGAACTCGCTATTCTCCCAGCGAGCCTGTACTATGTCATCCGACAGAGTGTTGCCTTCTGCATTAGGTTTACTGTCCCTATCCACATGAGAGCTTTGGGCCATGGGGTTATTAGGCGTCTCTTCCACCTTTGGCTTCTCCAGCTGCTTGGGCGCTTCCTGTCTGCTGGGCTCTTTGACCGGTGCGGCCTCTTCCTTGGGCTTTGTGGCTGGCTTCTCGGGTTCCTTCTGAGACGTGCTCAGCCACCCGATCTTATCCAGCGCACTCCCACCAGACAACAGCGACTGGATTGCTCCGCCTACCCTGGCCTGCGATGCGGCTTCCTCCCTCCGTTCCATCTTGCGCCGGGTCTTGGAGGGCTTCTTGGGCTTCGATGAGCCACCGCCACCGGACCCGAACTGGCCGTTATCGGCTCGTGGGTGCTTGGACTCGTCCCAGTCTGCTTTGGCTGCGATGGCCTTGCAGACGGTTCTCAGGAGGGGTATGCGCATAATCATGATATTGCCTCAGCAGTATCTTTCGGCTTCGCGGCCCATCTCTTTCAGAGCCTGCCAGTCATCCATCAATGCCCGACAGCGAGCTGCCATAGCCCGGTGGGCTTCGCGGGCTTCGAAATCTTCTTCAGGAAACATTTTAGGTCGATCCAGGGTAATTAATTGGCAAAATGTGATGAATGCAATTCGGATGCATGAGCCCCTCCTCTAATGCAGTGTCGAGCGCTGGGTACTCTTTCGACCTTCCAGATATGGACACAATCTTCCCCGCCCACTCGCGGCACACGCTGCAGGTGTTCGATCTGATCTCGCGGGATATCAGGACCAAATCCTCCTGCTGCTCGACTGCCCGGTTGATGGAGCCTTCGTTAAATGAGTTCCTAGCAGCTGTTATCGCCACCATCTGAATGTAATCTGCGATCCCCAGATCTTTGCCGTCTATCGTCTTGTGACCTATGATCCTGCCTTTCAGACCGGAATAGTCCACCTTCTTGCTAGCCAGCGCTGCCTGTGCCCGTCTCTTCTCCGATTCGGCTATGACCTCTTCTATGTGTCTGGAGAGCTGAGCATCCACTTCCCGGAAGCGGTTCATCTCCTGAGTGGCCATCGCCTGAGCAGCCTTGGCATGAGGCCCCTGGAGTGATCCTGCCCGAGATCCTGCCAGATAAAGACCAGGTATAGATGTGCCCAGCCATGAGGCCGCATTCACCAGCAGCTCTCGCCGGATCCGGTCTGTGAGAGATCGCAGCCTGTCCGGGTTATCGAGGTTGCTGTCGATGGCTGCCTTGATGGCCTTCTCGCCTCGCTTGTAGAGCAAAGCGATGATAGCGGCGGTCTCTTTGATCCTCTTCCTGGGGTCCTCTTCTTTGGACTTGTTCCGGACCGCCTTCTCGATCTCTGATTGGGGGAGCTGGGACAGAAGGAAGGTCTCTGGTCTGCCGGCAGCACGCCAGAGCTTGCGCCTCAGATCCGGCAGGTCATAGCCCAGAGCTCGAGCTCTGCGCCAGAATGTGGGGGTAAGCAGGTCGTATCTGGCTTGATCGGTGAGGTCCCCATCCGACAAGTAGCCGGTTGCTCGGATCAGAGAGAGAAGTTCGGAGTTCATATGATCTCGGTTACCTTCGCCACGACACGGGCACTCAGATCAGGGCGGCTCATGTCATCGCATCGCATCACGAGATGGTCTGCTAGGGAGAGGACGTACTCTTTGCTCGACCACCTCACCGGGCAGTCTATAAGCTCGATCAGTGCATCTACGCGCCTATCGAGATCGAGGGTGTAGCTGGGCATTTGGGCCTCTCAGTTGTAGCCGTCCACTGCGGCGGATGATGCCGTATATGGCCCTATGGCGCAATCGCAATCATCTTCATCTTCGCCACAAGTGCATCCAGCCGGGACAACCGCCATCCCGGCCATAGATTTTGCCAGACCGTCGAAGTACTCTTTCTGGGCCTGTTCGAAGGCATTCTTGTAGCCCGACTCCCAAATCACTTGCATAACCCGGTTCATGGGAATGGTGATGCAGGAATCCTCGCCCGTAACGCATTCTACGACGCCAGGACCCTGGCGGATCTCGCCACAGAGTACGGTCGGGACGATGCCTCTGATGTGGAACTTAAGTCTCTCCCAAACCGTCTCGGGATAAGTCAGAACGTAAATCATGTTTCCCTCCGATTATTCAGAAATCCTCTGAAGTTGTAGTATTCGTACCCCACCAGGAACAAGAGCGCCTGGGGGATGTCGCCGGTCTGGTAAAAGCCAAACCCGATCATCCCGTTGCTGACCACCCATATCGCAAAACCGATCTTCCGGGTGCGTCTGGTCGCGCTGGACACCAGCCGGGCACCCAGGAGCGATAGAACGACGATCAGCCAGGGGTAGAGACTATCGACCGGATGGAGCAAATTCTGCACCACCCAATATCGCGTCTATTGCGCTCTGGCCATCCAGCAGGCTCGCTATGGGGCTGTCGCCGTGTTCCTGCAGAGCGTCGTTCGTCTCCTGCTCCACATAGTTTGGCAAGCCCAGGTTGTCGATGATGGTGTCCCGTATTCCCTTCTGCTGTGAT